GTGGCCGGGTGGACATACTCTGTGTCGGACAGCATGGCCGGAATCTTGTCCCCAATCGGGCCGCCGGGTCCGCGAACCACGCCACCTTGCGCCGCACCGGCTCCGCCGATCTCGCCAGCGATGCCCAGAGCACTGCCGCCAGGAATGAACGAGAGAAGGAACTTGAATACCTGAGCCGCCGCGAGCCGCGCCAACAACGCCAGAATCTCATCCACCATCGCAGTCACGATCTGCACAATGGCATTCTTGCTCTCACGCCACTTCGCCGTCAGCCCGCCCAGCACTTGTGAGAATCCCGCTTGCAGCCCCATGAACACGGACTGCAAGCCCTCGCGCGCGATACTGGCGGCGCTCAAGATGTCGTCCATGAAGCGCTTGGCCTCCGCGACCTCGGCGCGCATCTCGTCCTTGCCGAGCGCGCGTGGGCGACCTTCGGGAGCGTACTTGGCGCCCTTCACAAGCTCACGGCCCATGCGTTCCTGCGCGGAGCCGCGCGGCATCTCCGGCACGCCCTTCGGCCCGCGAACGAGGTCCGTGAAAGCTGCCGCCGCCTCGCGCGTGTAGTCCGCCACGCTCTTCATGCTCCACGCCAGCTTGTCCATCTTCTCGCGGATGTCATCGCGCATCTTCATGCGCTCAAGCTGCGCGAGTTGCTGATAGAGCGCCGCCGCCTCGCCCGCGCCCACCTTCATCGCCGCCGCAATGCCCGCGATCTTCTCCGCGTTCTCGGGGCCGAACGCGCCGGCCTTCCAACCGTCTAGCTTCTGTAGCTCGGCGTAGAAGCGCGTGGCCGCAGCGGTGCCCTCGCCCATCGCCGTGGCGATCTTGGCAATGGCTTTCGCGCGCTCGTCGGCGGCTTTATCCTCACCAAATTTCAGACCCTTGAGCGGGTCCGGCCCCGCTGGCTTCGGAATTCCGCCCTCAACGGTCTTCGGCAACTGCCCCGCCTCATAGCGCAGTTGGGCAATTCGAGCGCGTACAGCATCCATTCGCTTTTCAAGATCATCCAAAGCATCCCGCCCCGGCGCCTTCCACTGATCCAGAAGCGCTGGTAGCTTGGCGGGCTTCCCTATTCTCGCCTCTAGCGCTTCCTGCTTCTCAATCGCGGCTTCGATCCCAGCGCGGTTCGCCTCCAAGATATCCAGATATCGCTGGAGCGTATCCGCGGAGCGCGCCGCAATCTGTTCGGGTGATGCCTTCCGTCCCTGCATGGCATCAAAAAGACGGTTGAAAGCGTCGGCCATCGCGTTGGCCGGACCAATTGAGGCGGCTTGCAGCCGCATCATGGCACCCGCCCAGTTGCGCGAAAGCGTGTCCATCTCCGTGTCAAGATCACGAAGGCGAGGAAGCATGTCGTCCGTGATGAGTAGCCCCGCGGCCCGCATCTTCTCGCCCATCGGCCCGATCTGTGTCGTCAGGTCTTTGAACGAGGCAATCAGGTCCCCGCTACCACGCCCCAGAAGTTGCTGCGCCACCTTCGCAACGTTTGCGGCATCGGTTGACTTCGAGAGAATGCTGACAAGCTGCTGAAATGCCGAGAAGGTGTCGCGCGTCGTGATGCCGAGTTGTGCAAGCAGCGGGTCCTGCGTTGCGATTGCGCGGTTCAGGAATCCGAGAGCCAGAGTCAATGATTCTGCGTCTCCGCCGCCCTCCTTGATGACCTCACGCATGACCTGGAGATTGCCGATGCTAACGCCAGTGCGTGTCTTCATCCGCTCAAGTTGCTCGGAGGTATCCGCCAGCTTCCGGCCCGCACCGAACGCCGCTACGCCCAGCGTGACCAGCGCCGCGCCGCCGATAGCCACGGCTCCAGCCATGCCGATGCCACCAGCCGCAACGGCCGACAGCGAGCCCGCCATGCCACCAAGCTGCCCGCCGATCATCGCCAGCGCAGGCGAGAGGCCGCCCAGCGCACCACGCAGCCGCCCTACGTCGGCGCTCGCGTCCTTGAGCGCTGCGCCCGCCGTGTTGCGCGCTTGGATAAGGATTTCGATGACGTTAGCCACTACAAAGCCTCCAGCAACTCAAGCAGCAACATGTTCGTCGCCGCCTCCGCCGATCCCGCCTGCTTCAACATCAGTCCCAGCCGGAACCGCTGCGCCGCCTTCCGCGCCCTCAGCCCCGTCGCGTCGAAGGCCAGCGCTTGCATCCGCTCCCTCGCCGTCCGGCGCGGCAGGCCTAGCATCTCGCTCGGCAGACACCGCTTCGCCCGGCACAGCGCCCACAACTCCAGCGTCATCGCCCAGCGCCGCTCCCGCCGCTCGCTCGGCTCGCTCGCGTCGAGCCCCCAGAAAGCTGGCCGCGAGTGCGGCGGCGCTCCCCATCCAGCCACTCACGCGCAGCGTGGCGAGCGTCAGCGCCAACTGCTCCGCGTCCCTGAGCCACTTGCCCGGCAGGCAGCCGTCTGCCGCAGGCTCGGCCCAGGAGAAGCGTGGCGAGCAGCTACGCTCGATCAACGGCGCCGCGTAGGGCCGGAACTGTTCCCAGAGTCCGGCGATGCTCGGCTCGACTGGCTCGGCAAGCTCGTCGGGATTCACCGCGCCGGGCAGCGTGGCCAGAATGTCCAGCAGCACCAACTCCGACAGTGGAGACACCAGCACCCGCACCGGCTCGCCGTCCTTGTCGCGCAGGAACGGCAACCCGACCGTCTCCGGCTCCTCTTGCGCCGGAGGCGGCGGCACCACGTCCGCCGCCTCCGTGTAGCGCTTCTCTCCGCTCATGCGGCCGCCCTCCCTTACGTTACCGGATAAGCCGCTCCAACGGTCGCCGTTGTGCAGCCGTTTGTCACCTTGATGCAACCCACGTCGGTAGCATCGTAGATCGGCTCGTACTCGTAATCCTGCAAGATATAACCCGGCCCCGTCGTCGGCACGCCCACCGCCGTCAGGAATCCGTACTTGCTGTGGAAAATCAGGCTGCGCGGAACGGTGGTCAAGGCATCGTTGAACGTCATTTGCAACTCGGTTCCCACGCCGCCCGTGAACGTCCGCGCCAAGTCCCATACCGTCTTGATCGTGTATTTCGCGGTGAACTTCCACTTCGGCGTGATGAAGTCGATGGGCACCGGCTCGTCCGCAGTCAGTGAGCCGAGGTAGTAGTCATCGGGATTCAGGTTGTTGGAGAGCGAAATTTCCAGCGCCGTGATCCGCGCCGCGGTCGTCAGTCCCGAACCATCCTTGATGCTCGCCGCGACACACTGGTGGTAAAGAATCGGCGTGACTGGCGGCAATGTCAGCGAGCTAGTAACTGCAACGTCCGAAGTCACGTCCTTGCCGACAACATCTACCTCCGTCGTCATCATTGCGCCGTCGCCCGTGGTTGCCTGGATCGCAAACGTCAGCCCGTTGCACTTCGCTCCAACCACTTGATAGCAGGTTCCCGCCGCCACGTTTCCCTTGATGACTTCGAGCGTGTAGGAGTTGAGAAGCGGCAACTCGACGAAAGTGTGCGGGTAGATCGAAGTCGGTGTTCCGGTAGGAGTCCCAGGCAGACCACCAACGGCGCCAAACGTCGAGGTGCCAAAGAACCAATCCAAGAGCATGGACAGCCCCTCGTAGTTGGACCGTACCTTGAACTTGCCGCCCACGCCGAACGGCCCCTGGAAGATGCCACGCCGCGAACGCGCATTGTAGAGGGACGGATCACGAATAGAAGTGATCTTCGGCGCGATGTCCTCGCTCAGAATCTCCAGCTTGTGCGTTGCCGCCTGGTCCGAGCCGTAGGTGCCTTCCCTGCCGAACTGGATGTAACTATTCCAACCCTGTGCGCCCGCCATCTTTCACCCCTCCCGCGCCGCCCAGGCGCCTACGGGTTCTCCGCCGTCCAGAATACCAGCCCCTCGAATGTCGCTACCGTCATGCTCTCGCCACTACCGCCCGATCCGCCTACGTCCTCCGTCTGCGAGCCGGTCCAACTGATTGCGCCCTGGAACACGCCGCCCAGCGTCGGCTCAAGCAGCAAGGCGCGTCGCACGTCCGCCTCCAGGTTCCAGATCACGGCGTCCGCTTCGGTCGCGTCCTGCGCGAGCCCCGCGACCTTGAACGTGAGCCGCGCGTCACGGTTGACGGCCAGGTGCGTGTCGGCCGGATCGGCCTGCACGCACTTGACCAGGATCGCCGGACGCGGCGCCGCAATGTCCGCGCTGGGATTGCTTACCCGCCGGCAGGTCACTGGCGTCGTCAGCCAGGCCGTATCGCGCGAGGCGTTGACCGCCTGGAGCGCTTTGATCACGGCCGCCAGCGCCGTCGTCACCGTCGCCTGCGCCCTAACTGCCATTGGTCCGCCTCACCACGGCCTGCACGTCCACCTGCGTGATCGCTTCGAGCTTCGGGCGCACGTCCTCACGCGCGCGCGCGAACACATGGCGGCCGCGCAGCTTGATGGACTTGACGAAGAGGTACATAAACGTTGACGCCTTCCCCGCGCGCTTCACGCGCGTTTCACCGCTCGCGCGATTGAACTGCCAGCCAGTGCCCTCCAAGATTCCCCAGAGCTTTCCGCGTTTGGTGCGAACAAGCCGCATTCCCGGCATACTGCGAATGCTCTTGCCCATAAGGCGATCCACTCCCGCTGGAGTCTTTGCCGCTGCGGTCGGGATACGGAAAAAGCCGGAGCCCGATGAGAACGTTCCGCCCTCCTCGTGCACGAGTAGATGACGATCCTGAGAGCCAACGGAAGTCGTCACCGTGTCGCCGTGCCGAAGCACCTGCCCCCCGACGATGCGCTTGACCGTCCCGCCTGTCCTCGTGCCAAGGAAGTCACCTTGCGCGCCGCCGCGGCCCCAGAATGGATCGCTTGTCAGCTTGCCCGCCATGCGCACCTTGAGCGCCCGTTGCGCCTCCAGCCCGCCGCGCATGACGGCCCGCTCGACCGTCGTGCGTAGATCGCCCACGGTGTTCTGCAGCCGCTTCTCCACGGCTTCCGCGCCCTTGACCGCAACCGCTATCACCAGTACCTCGCGTAGCGCTTGAGGCCCGCGGCCACGTCCGCAGGCAACTCGAAACTCGGTACGCGCGTGGACTCGCCCAAGAGCGAGGCGTCCACCACGCGGCCGAACTGCTTTTTCAGGTCTTGGAAGATGATCGTCGAGAGCCGCAGGCACAAGCGCTCCAGGTCCGACCATTCCATGTCCGTGGTCTTGTACCCCGCCGTGCAGCTCAACCGAATGTTCTGCTCGCCTTGCGGGAACACATCGTTGAGCAGGAAGATGCGCCCGGTTGGCGCCTCCAGCCGCGCGCCCGTGATGTCGAGCGCCGTCCACGTCCCCGCGTCGTCGAAGTACGCCGCCGCCGTCAGAGCCGTCAGCGGGCACTCGGGCGCGTAAAGCCGGCTACTGGCCCAGCCGTCAGCGATTAGATAGCCTGCCGCACCCGCACCGTAGACGCGCTCCGCCAGCCTGCGCGCGGTGAAGCGCTCCATCTCGGCCGTTGCTGCGTTGACCGCGAACACCGCCAGCGCGTCGTCGCCGTCCTCCAGCCGCTTATCGCGCGCCAGCACGGCCAGCAGGTTCTCGCGCGTCGTCAGCGCGTAGGTCGAGAGCGTGGCGGTCAGTCCCATCAGCACACCTTTCGCGGCCGGCCGCGCCCGCGCTTCACGGGCGGAGCCTCGGCTACCGGCTCGCTCGATTCCGTCACCATGTTCAAGTCACCGACCGGTAGGAACGCGCCGGGGAAGTGGAACAAGAGGCTCGCCGCCACCTTCTCCGATACCTCCAACTCACAATCACGTCGGATCAGCACCGCGCCGTTGTAGTCCACGTGATTCCCGCACTGCGTGTAACCAACATTCCTCAGCTTCATCCGTTCACCTCGCTGGGCCGGCGGGAAGCGCGCCCTTTGCCCATTGTTAGGTGCGACTCCCCGCCCATTCCAGCCATCAGCCGAGCCCGCGCCCGGCTTAGAAGGTCACGACGCCAAATCCGGCGTTGATCGCCCGGTCAGTGGTCGCCGTAAAGAAGTTCTTGAACGCCCAGCGACGAATCGCGCGGAACGTCCAACGTCCGTCCGCGAAGCTGTAGTCTTTCGAGTACGCCAGCGTCACGCCCAGCCGGTCGCCAATCGCATAGGCGGGCCGGCAAACGTGCAGGATTTCCGTGTACGCCTCAGCCGGAGTCGGAATCACGCCCGTGGCGCTGAGCGTCGTCGGAATCTTGCTCGACACAACGATGGGCCGCCCGAACACGTAGCCAAGTGCGCCCGTCACCTGCGGGCCGCCGATGGGACTCCAGAGCGGAACACCGCCGGTCAACGTCGCGACCATCATCCGCGCCAGGCCGCAGGTCTCGACAACCCAGGCACCGTCCTTTGGCTGCCCGTACTTACCCTGGCCCGCCCAGACGCCCGCGAGACCCAGGCCGTCCACGCCGCCGCTCATGTCCACCGCCGACTTGCCACTTGTGGCCAGATAGGAATAGAGCAGGTAGCGCAGGCCGTCGAAGTCGGAAACCACCGTCCCGCCGTCGATGGTCGCCGTCGCCTGACCGTTGACTAGCAGGTTCTCGCCACCGTCCGCAAAGGCGTAGGCCAACTGGTCCATCGCCTCGTTCGCGCCCGCGATGCTGTCCTGCTCCCACTCCTCGGACTCATACGCCAGCCCGACCTGCTTGAGCGCCGTGAAGAGCGCGCGAATCGTGTTGATCGTTGTCGGCGTACCCACGCTGGCGGTGTTACTCGTGGCCTCGGCCACGAAGTAGCTCGTCGCCGCCGCGCCACGCCCGGCACGGTAGACCGTGCGCGCGGTCATCGGGAAGTGCGTAAAGAGATTTTCCACTTCCAGGTTGATCGCGATCCGGTCATAGATCGCACCGGACAGCACCAGCGCCGGCAGGAACTCCTTGCCCTCGCCTGTGGTATCGGACAACGTGCCGCGGAACATCTTCGCCAGCGCCTTCTCCTCTTCCGCCAGCGGAAGAGAGTCATAGCCGCGATAGCTTGCCCGCGTCTCGTCCATGCTCGCGTAGCGAATGTGGTTCATGGCGTTTACATCGTGGACGAAGCGATAGCGCTTGAGCTTCCTCGCCGTCGCCGGATCGTCCGTCAGGCGATTGATGTCCTGCACAAGGAGCGAAAGCTGCATCGGCGTCACGCCGTCGAGACACGGACGCAAATCCTTGTCGCCCAGGTCTTCGGAAGTCACGCGCAGAGACAGCTCTTCCTTGCGCAGCGAGATCGGCTCCTTGTTGTCGCCCGGAGGCGGCACCTGCCGCAGCAGGTTCCGCATTTCCTCCTTCTCCTTCGCCTGCGCCGCGATCACGCCCGCCACGTCGGCGGTCAGCTTCGCCAGCGATTCCTGCGTCGCACCGTGAGCGCCCACGCTCTCGTTATGCGAGACGCGCAACTGCTCCAGCGCCTCCGGCACGTCCTTACCGGGATTCTCCAAGGCCGGCTTTTCCAGCACCCTCAACCCACTCATCCTCGTCCCCCTCCCTCTCCGGCCCTCAGCGGGCCTCACGCTGGCCCGTCACCGGGCCGGATCGCTTGCACCTGCAAGCGCACACCCCACTAACCGTCAACGCCCCACGGGCGGACGGGTCCAAGCCACGGCCCGAACTTGAGCACCAGTAACAGTAGCCAGAAGAGCCACCAGAACATCACGCCTCCTCGCTCGGGGCCATCCACGCCCATGGGTCGGCACTCACTACCGGAGCAAGAAACGCCCACGGGTCCGCCTTCGCCAGCGCGCGTGCGTGCGCCCGCTCGCTCACGCCCTTGATGTAAACCTCGCTCGGCTGCACCTCAGCGTCAGGCACCTCGGGTAGGTAGAGCTTCGTCCCCGTTTGCTGCCCGGCCCAGACCAACGAGCCCTCCCAAACGTCCGACACGCCGTCGAAGAGCACGAGGCACTTCTTGCCTTCGTACTCGCCACCTGGAACGTGGTCGCAATCCATATCCTCGGCACCGCAGATCGAGCACGCCTCGCGCGAGACGAACACGGTGGGCGACACCTCCGCGATGATGCCCTTGTCAATCCGCGAGGCAATCACCTGGCACTCAGGGTCGTTGCCCATGAAGAAGTCAACCCAGAGCTGCGTCGCGCCGTCTGCCTGCTCCGTGCCCGCGTCAAAGAAACGGCCTACAGGCAGATCATTGCTCGTGAACGTCGCGTGATTCCTGAGCACCGGCTTGCCGATGATAAGCCCCGCCGCATCCGCCAACGCCCGCGCGGTGAAGGCCCACGGTACGCCGTCCATCGGGCGGTCATTCATCAGGTACATCCCCCGCACGATCACGTCCTCGGGCTTCAACTCCGCGAGCACTTGCGGCAGCGCGTTGATCTTCGCCATTTGCTCGGCGGTCGCGCCGCCCTGCGCCAGTGAGCGCCACGTTACCCGTAGCGGCTGCCGGTAGAGCACTAGCTTCCTCACCCCTTGCCCCCTCTCACCATCCGCGCTCGCCGCCACTGCCAGCGGTTGCCGCAACGTGGACACTCGGCCCACTCCTCGCGCTCGTTCACCTGCACCGCCTGCATACAACTCTTGCGCGGGCACATCACCGTCCGCCAGCGTCCGCGCCGCTTAGGTTCCCGCGTGAATACGCTCAAGTGCAATCCCGTCTCCGTTGCCCGAGGGCTCGGCACGCATGAACGATTGCCAACGGGCCCACTTCGCAAGCTCCTGGCTCAGCACCGGCAAGAGCGAGCAACGGCAGTTTGCAGATTCGCCAACGGGCGCGTTTGGATCGCCTGGGTACGACATGAGCGCCGTTCCCACGACAAACTTCCCGTCGAGCGGAACCTTCTGCCCGTCCAACTCGGCATACGCCGGGTCCTCCGCGTGCCGCTTACCTAGCCCGTCGCGCGCCGTCAGCCATTCCTGCATTTCAACGATCCCATCGGTTTGCTTCCACGCCTCGTTGGTGGCGAAGTTGTAGACCCGCGTGGTCTCGGTGCGCCCAATGAGCGCCGCGCGCCACGTCTCTGCGTCCGCGAATGCCTCGTCCACGCGCGTGATGATCCCCGCCAGCGTATCGTCCTCGCGCACCCCGGTAGCAATCGCGTCGCGGATGCGCGCCGTCGTGGTCTCGTCCACCTGGCTCAGCACGCGCACGCCCTCGTTGCGCACGAACGCTTCGCAGGCTGCGTTTCGCATGTTGAGGTCGATGTCGAGCGCGATGTCTGACAGCGCCTCGGCGCCGCGCTCGGCAATCAGCTTGCGCACGAAGCGGTCGAACTCCTCCGCGTCCTCGGGCACGGTCAGCGGGACGCGATCCGAAGCGATGCTGACCAGCCGCACGCCACGCCCAAGCGCCGCGGAGTGCGACTCCAGCCACGCCCGCACGCGCGCACGCTGCCGCTTGAACATCGCCCGGAACCACGCTTCGGTCGCCGCCTCGGCCCGCGACAGCTTCACGTCGGCCTGGCGTCGCAACTCCTCGCGCCGCTCCCCTTGCGCGGCGAGGGCGATAGCCGCCGCGTCCGTGCGGTCCTTGGCCAGTCCGCGGCCACCGTCCCCGCCGAGCCCCGCGAGCGGCGAGGTCGGAATCCACAACTCATCGTCCCGCGCGTTGCCCGTCGGCTCCAGGTTCAGCCTATCGCGCGCCTCATTCACACGCATGATCGGCCGACCCGTCATCGTCACCAACGAACGCGACTGATCCCACGCCATTGCCTGCAGCGCTGGGACGCGGCTCATGTCGTGCTCGACTACCAAGTCCGGCCCGAACAGCGAGCACAAGCGCTCGTTGAGCACCGCGTCGATCATCGTCACCGTGCGTTTGATCGTGCCGGTCCAGTAGATTTGCTCGTCTACGTTCGCGCCCGACTGCCCGAGGTTCGCGCCTTCCTTGATGCCCAAGCGCCACGGCGGGACACCAATCGCGCGGCAGATTTCAGCGTTGATCTCGGCTAGCATTTCCTTGATCTGCATCTCCGAGAGCGTGAGCCCACGCCGCACAAACTCCAAGCCCTCGACGATCACCGCGCGCCACGCCTTGTCATAGCCGGAATGCAGCCGATCCATGCGGTCCATCATCGCCTTGAAATCGGCGTCATTGAACTTACGGGTAGCATCCTTTACGTTCCAGACGCCCGCGACCATGCCGCCCTTTTTGAAAAACTCGCGCAGCCAGATCAAGGCGTAGAACTTCGCTTCGTACATCGCCTGCACCGGCTCCAGGCGCGCCATGCCGGTAGGCTGATCGTCGGGCGTGTAGTCGCGGAAGTGAATCATGTTGCGCGGGTCAATCGACTCGCGGACGCCGCGGTTGTACCAGTAACGCCGGATGCCGCGGTTCTCCGTCGTCTCCACGTCCATCATGTGCGCAGGCAGCAGCCAGATTTCAGCCGGCGCGCCGCCGAACGATTGCAGGAACCAATAGGCGTTGCCGCAGATGTAGAGCGAGCCCACCGTCGCCGAGCGCAGCGAGTAGCCGGTCTCGATGGGATTCGCCTTGAGCAACAGGTCCGGCAGGTTGCCGTCCGCGCGCTCGATCTCCGTCCGCTTGGTGCCGCGCACACGGTAGACGCGCAACGGCAGCGACGCTACGTCATGCTGAATCTGCCCAATCGCCGCCTGCACGATAGGCACCCTGCGGAAAGCGTCACGATGATTCGCCAGCGCGTCCTGCGTCATCCACGGATGATTGAGCAACCACGACGGCCAGTCGGGCACGCGCGCGGCAGTCGGACGCTGCAAGAGCGCCTGCGCGGCAGCGACGATACGAGCGCGGAGGCTCATCCCCACACCCCCACTCGCGGCGCGCTCGCCATGCTGTGAAACAGATAGCGGCAGGCGTCGAAACCGTGATTGTCGCGATCCACTGGCAACTCGCGCGTCAGCCCGCGCTGCGCATCGCTCTCCGGCACGCGCCGCCAGCGGATCGAGCCTAGCTCCCGCTCGGTGCACGTAGGCTTGCCCTCGCGCGCCAGCCGCGCGTCCTGCTCGACCAGCGCGTCACGCACGTACAGCAAGCGCGGGCCGCCGGGCTGCGTCGGGTCGAGCAACGTGATGAGCGTTTGGATGCCAGCGAGAATGTCCTTGTCCGCCGGGTGCGTCCACACGCCCGCGCGAGCGAACGTCTCGCGCTCCTGCCGCGCATGGTCGCTGAAACTCCACGCGACGGAGAGCGCCTGCGCCTGCGGCAGGAGTGCCGAGAACGACGCATCCGCGCCACAGAGTCCCGTCAGGGTTTCCCGCTCCTGAGCCTCAAGCCGCAGGATGTCCGTCGCGTGGTCCTCGTTGGCGCGGCCCGTCAGGTAGATTTCGCGGTAGCGATACCAGCGCTCAAGGCCCGGCTCGCGTGCATACCACGAGCAGACGAACGGGTCCACGTAGCCGAAGTCAAGCGTGCGCCCGCGCTCCCAGTCGGGAGGCGGCAGGCCGCCCCATGCGCGCCACGCCTCGGGCGCGTTGACGATGTGAATGTCAGGGTCCCACGCCTGGAACACCATGCCCTCGAAACGCGACCAGCGGTTGAGGTAATAGCGCTCGCGCCAGACGCCTTTGAGCCCCATGATCTTTTCGCGGTAACGCTCGGGCGCCAAGTCGAGACCATCGCCGGGCGCACAGTTGATGACCTCGGCCTTGAGCCTGCCATCGTCGTCAAACAACTCACGAGAGCCGAGATCGAACTGATAGCGCCGGTTCGCCCAATGCTCGGGCGTATCGGGATTGAAGAGCGCGACCGTTCCCCCCTCGGGCATGTCGGGCTGCCGTGCGCTGCGCCCATCCGCCATGCTGAACTGCTCCAGCGTAAGCTGCTCCGCCTGGTCAATCACCACGTCAGCGAAGTCGGACGAGAGCAAGCGGTCTGGCCGGTCGAGCCCAACGCAGTAGATCACAGACTGACGATCATCAACGCGCGGGAAGAAGACCGTCGAGAGCGTTTCCTTCCAGCCCCAACCCTCGCGCGGATGCCAAGTCTGGAACTCAGCCGGCAGGATGCTGAATAGCACCTTGAGCGTGCTCACCGTCATGCTCGCGCGCTCCTCGCGGCAGAGCGCGGACCACCGGCCCGAGTAGCGTGCGGCGAGACGCACCACGCGCTGACAAGCGCCGTGCGTCTTGAGCGAG